GTCGGCATTGAGAAAGGAGCGTTAAAGAACGCTGTGTATCCTTACCTCAACGATGAGATGAAGAAGAACCAACGATTCTTCCGTATAGAGGAACTCACCCACGGTAACAAGAAGAAGACAGACAGAATCGTGTGGGCGTTACAAGGACGCTTTGAACACGGCAACATAACATTAAACAAGGGTAAGTGGAATACTCAGTTCCTAGACGAGTTGTTTCAGTTCCCTAATCCACTAGTCCATGATGACTTGATAGACTCACTAGCATACATAGATCAGTTAGCCAAGGTTAGCTATGCTTATGACTACGAGGAAGAGGACTACGAATTCTTAGATAAATACGCAGGGTATTAACTATGGAACTAGAAGGCACAGATAACTTCACCCTTGAGCAGGACATTGAAGGTTGGGTAATGGAGAAGTGTGACGGTTGGCGTGATCACTACGAGGCTAACTACTCACAACGCTTTGATGAATACTACCGCCTATGGCGTGGTCAGTGGTCATCACAGGATCAGACCCGTCAGTCAGAGCGATCTAAGATTATATCACCTGCACTACAGCAAGCAGTGGAGTCCTCTGTAGCGGAACTAGAGGAAGCTACCTTTGGCCGTGGCAAGTGGTTTGACATTAAAGATGATGTCAGAGATCAGAACCCTGCTGACATTGCAGCCCTACGTGGCTACTTAGAGGAAGACTTTGCTAAGAACAAGGTTCGGAAGAGTGTTGCAGAATGCTTGATTAATGCGGCAGTATTTGGCACAGGCATTGCGGAAGTTGTATTAGAAGAAGAAAAAGAGATGGCTCCCGCTACACAGCCTGTCATGGGTGGTGAGTTACAGGCGGTAGGTGTCAGCATTAAAGACCGTACTTGTGTTAAACTACGCCCTGTCATGCCACAGAACTTCCTGATTGACCCAGTAGCTACGGACATTAACTCTGCACTGGGCTGTGCTGTAGATGAGTTTGTATCTAGTCACTTGGTTGAGCAACTACAGGAAAGCGGTGTATACCGTGACGAGCCTCTGTCAATAGCCTCTAGTGACTTTAACCTAGAGCCTGACCAAGAACTCACTACCTTCTCTGAGGACAAGGTTAGACTGACCAAGTACTACGGCTTAGTCCCTACGCACCTACTTAAAGAAGCTATGCAAGACCCTGAAGCAGTAGATGAAGAGGTTGTAGAGTTTAGCGAAGAGGACGAAGAGAACTACTACACTGAGGCGATGGTTGTTATTGCTAACGGTGGTATCCTCCTCAAGGCTGAGAAGAACCCTTACATGATGCAGGATCGTCCTGTTGTCGCATTCCCTTGGGATGTCGTTCCTAGCCGCTTCTGGGGCAGAGGAGTATGTGAGAAAGGGTATAACAGCCAAAAGGCGTTAGACGCAGAACTACGCGCTAGAATCGACGCCCTTGCCCTAACCATCCACCCAATGATGGCTATGGACGCATCACGTATGCCTAGAGGTGCAAAGCCTAGCATACAGCCGGGAAAAACTATTCTAACCAATGGCAACCCTGCTGAGGTTCTACAGCCATTTAACTTTGGTAACGTAAGTCAGATCACCTTTGCACAGGCACAGTCTCTACAGACTATGGTGCAGACTGCCACAGGTGCTATTGACTCAGCAGGTATTGCAGGGTCTATCAACGGAGAGTCTACAGCAGCAGGTGTCTCTATGTCGCTAGGTGCTATCATCAAGCGTCACAAGCGTACACTGATTAACTTCCAAGACTCCTTCCTGATTCCGTTTGTACAGAAGGCGGCATGGCGTTACATGCAGTTTGAGCCTGAGCTATACCCAGTAGCTGACTACAAGTTCCACACCTCTAGCTCACTAGGCATCATTGCCCGTGAGTATGAAGTAACACAGCTTGTGCAGTTGCTACAAACCATGTCACCAGACACACCTATGTATCCTAAGTTGGTCATGTCCATTATTGACAACATGAACCTGTCTAACCGTGAAGAGTTGATTGCTACACTTGAGCAAGCTAATCAGCCTAACCCAGAAGCACAGCAAGCGGCACAGGCGGCACAGCAAGCTCAGTTGGCATTCCAACAGTCACAGACTAACGCACTCAACGGACAGGCGCAAGAGTCACAAGCTAGGGCACAGAAGTTGGCTGTCGAGGCAGGAGCTATACCACAGGAACTTGAGATTGACCGTATCAAAGCGGCCACCACTAACCTCAAGGCAGGTGATGCAGATGACAAAGAGTTTGAGAAGCGTCTAAAGATTTCAGAGCAGTTACTGAAAGAAAGAGAAGTAGCAGTAAAAGAGGGTAATGTTGCTAATCAGGCAACTCCTCAACCAACACAAGGACTACAGTAATGGTAAGCACAAGAGATTTAGAGAACGTAGTAGCTCAAGTAAATGTAAAGTTTGAAGAACTATTTAAGAAGATTGTACAGCTTGAGAAACAATTAGCTGAGAATACAGGAGCAGAGAAAAATGTCAGTAAAAAAAGATCCAAGACTAGCTAGGGCAGGAGTCAGTGGTTATAACAAGCCCAAGCGTACCCCTAACCACGACACAAAAAGCCATATTGTCGTGGCGAAGGAAGGTGACAAAATCAAGACCATTAGGTTTGGAGAACAGGGGGCAAGCACAGCAGGTAAACCCAAGGCGGGTGAATCTGCTCGTATGAAGGCTAAACGTGCTAGCTTTAAAGCTCGACACGCTAAAAATATAGCTAAAGGTAAAATGTCTGCGGCATATTGGGCAGATCAAGTTAAGTGGTAATGCATAAGTGGTGGAGAATCTGGGCCAAGAGTCTAGGGGAGAAGGTAGGTGAGACAGATAAGCAAGCTAATACTGTCGCTAGTATTAGGACTGTTTGGTGGTTTACTCATATGGCTACATGTATCTTTATTATTCTCAATGCAATTGCAAACCACGGTTGGAACTTAATAGGATTATAAGTCTACACAGATTCACCATATTGGCGAAAACGTGTACATTTATATGTACATAAAAGTGTCATAAACGTACACTTTATGTAAACTAGAGTATACATTGTACACTATATGAAACATAACAGGAGATTATTATGCCAAAAGGTACAGGTACATACGGTAGTAAAAGAGGCAGACCACCAAAGAAAAAGCCAGTTAAGAAATGAAGGGCCAGACCCACGGTGGCAAAGGTAGCTCCCAGAGAAAGACAGACCAGAAGAAGTTTGCTAGTAACTGGGACGCTATATACAACAAAACTGCACAGAAGTCAAGTAAAAATAAGAAATAATGCTTGACTTTCTTATGCTTTTATGTTATAATAACAGGGTACATTAACATTAACTCAACTGTCCTTATTGGAGAAACAGTATGATAGACCCTAAGCTAGAACTATATTACCGCAACATGAGAGATATGTTTCGTTCAGAAGGTTGGAAACAACTGCTAGAAGACCTGAACTCTAATGCGGTATTGATTAACTCAGTAGAATTAACTAAAGATGTGGAAGACCTGCACTTTCGTAAAGGCCAACTCTCAATCATAGCTAATCTACTTAATCTTGAAGCACAGCTTGATACGGCTGAACAGCAACAACTAGAAGACGCGCAACAAGAAGCTACAGAGTAATGCGTATACTGGTTGACTTTAAGTGTGATGACGGTCACATCAACGAAAGACTAGTTGATTCTGAATGTACTCACATACCGTGTTTAGACTGTGACAAGATAGCACAAAGAATTGTAAGTCCTGTGCGTTCCAAGTTAGACCCCCTGTCTGGTGATTTTTTAGGTGCAACTAGGCAGTGGGAGAGGAATAGAGCGCAGAAGCTACAGCAAGAGCGTAAGGCTAACTCCTAACCGAATCCTTACATAATACACCTCCATAATGAGAAATCACGGAGTTTAATAATGGCAACACTAATAGACGAGCGTCCAGTAGAAGAAGAACTAGACAACAACGAAGAAGTAGAGCAAGTTACTGAGGAACCTGAATTACAGGAAACTCCTCAAGAACAGGAAGAAATCCCTGACAAGTACAAAGGAAAGTCAACGGCTGAGATTGTACGGATGCATCAGGAGGCTGAGAAGTTATTAGGCCGACAGAGCAGCGAAGTAGGGGAGCTACGTAAAGTTGTTGACGACTACATACAGACACAACTCGACACGACAACACAAGCACCACAAGAAGCTGAAGAAGATATAGACTTTTTCTCTGATCCCGACAAGGCTGTCGAGAGAGCGATTAAGAATCATCCTTCAATCAAAGCTGCTGAAGCACAAACACAGCAGTACAAGCAACAGACTGCACAGGCTCAATTGCAACAACGTCATCCCGACATGCAAGAGATTCTGCAAGATGGTAAGTTTGTTGATTGGATTAAAGGATCAAAGATTCGTACTCAACTCTTTGCGCAAGCGGATACGCAGTATGACTATGAAGCCGCTGATGAGCTTTTCAGTTTATGGAAGGAACGTCAACAAGCTGTTGGTCAGACTGTAGCACAGGAGAAAGCAAGCAGGAAAGAAGCTGTCAAGACTGCCTCAACAGGCGGTGCAAAAGGAAGTGGTGAGACGGCAACTCGCAAAGTTTATAGACGCTCAGACATTATTAAACTAATGCAGACCGACCCTGATAGGTATTTGTCTTTGTCTGACGAGATCATGCAAGCGTACCAAGAAGGGAGAGTCCGAAACTAAAATCTCTTTAAGGAAGTATTATTATGGCTACATCAGTATATCCCGCAATGGGCGGTGCAGTAGACAACACATCTGCTGCTACTTTTATTCCAGAAATCTGGAGTGACGAAGTAATTGCCGCATACAAGAGCAATCTTGTAATGGCTAACCTTGTTAAAAAAATGAGCATGACAGGTAAGAAAGGTGACACCATTCACGTTCCTAAGCCTACTCGTGGTTCAGCTACTGCTAAAGCAGAAGGTGTTGCAGTAACTATCCAGAACTCTGTTGAGTCAGAAGTTCTGATTAACATCAACAAGCACTTTGAATTCTCTCGTCTGATTGAAGACATCACCGAAGTACAGGCTCTCGCTTCTTTGCGTCAGTTCTACACTGGTGACGCAGGTTACGGCCTAGCCAAGCAGGTTGACAACGATCTGTTTGAACTAGCTAAGTCTTTCGGTGACGGTGATGGTTCTAGCTATGTGAACTCTGGTTCTTTCCAGATCAACACTACCACTGGCGTTCTTGAAGCATTTGACGCTGACGGTGCTGCTGACATTGGTGCATTCTCTGATGCTGCGTTCCGCGCATTGATTCAGAAGCAAGACGATGCAGACGTTCCTATGGACGGACGTAGCTTCATTGTTCCTCCTTCACTGCGTAACGCTATCATGGGTATTGAT